CATTCAATCTCATATCTTGCAATCTACTTAACAAGTCAAGCCGATTGTTACCACGGCAAAAAACAGAAAACAAGCGTCACTATTCTTTCTTGCAATCTACTTAACAAGTCAAGCCGATTGTTACCTTAGTAATGGAAAACCTGCTTTTCTTTCGTTGTAATCTTGCAATCTACTTAACAAGTCAAGCCGATTGTTACCCAGTCTCCCAGAGTGTAAGCTGCGTATAGCCTGCGTTGACTGTTTGCGCGGGTTGCGAGTGGATCGACCTTTTCCTTGTTTTTTTCTTGGGTGTCACTGGCTCGGAGGTCAAAACCAGTAAGGTTTCGAGGGTTTCTTCGCCGAGTAACAATCGGCTGGACTTGTTAAGTAATTCCTCCTGCGCTGATTCCTTATCGAAATCCTTCAGAGGCTTAACTTCCCCGGTACAAGCCGGGTAGCTTCTTACGAAGTCTGCTTTCCCTAAGATGTTGATTGCGGCGGCCACATCTCTGGGTAAAGTACATCCACACTCTAAACATTTATGGGTGCGGGTTGATAAACTTTTTTTAACACGATTGCCACAGCGAGGACAATCTTGGCTAGTATAGGCTGGTTGAACTTTGATAAACTCTCGGTTGGGAGTTTTCATTTTCGTTTCAAGAAAACCAGTTAATTGTCCTAAACTAGCATCAGCAAAGGATTTATTTAATCCCCCTTTGGCTTTCGCGTTATTGCGTTCGTAGCCTTTACCGTCTTCTCTTTTTTTCGGTTTAGGTCGTCGCATTAAATTCTTTAAGTTGAGGTCTTCTACGGCTACAGCGCCATGATTTCTAGCAATATCGGTACTTAGGGCATGATTAAATCCTTTGCGTTGTCTTGCTATTTTTTCGTGAGTTTTGGCAACTTTAGCACGAGTTTTAGCGAGATTTTTGCCGTCTTTATTTTCCCCTGCTTTATACTGTCTAGCGGTTTTTCTTTGCAGTCTTGCTAGTCTTTTTTGCTGTTTTCTATAGTATTTGGGCGGGTCAATTTGTTGGCCGTCGCTGGTACTAATTATATATTCTAGTCCTACGTCAATACCGATCGCTTTATCGGAATCAGGTAGATCATTTACTTCAAATTCACCAAATAGACTTAGATAATATCCCGATGGGTATTTGATAATTGATACGGTAGAGGCTTTTCTGTCACCCCACCGAATGTTTAAGGTATTGTTGACAATCTTTAAATCGCCTAATGTTTTACTACAGCTACCTATAGATATTTTATTCTCTTTTCTAACAGCGCAATCGCTGATCTCAGAATAAAGAGATTTAATTTTATCTTCTTTTCTTTTAAATCTAGGAAGTTTTCTGTCTAAATTCTTTTTATCGAGTTTGGTGTAAGCTTTCCAAGAATCAGCAAGCTTTTTTAAAATCCCTTTGACAAAAGCCATAGGAATGTCTTTGCATAGTTCTGGACATTTTTCTTTTGTAATACAGCCACATAACCCAAAATAATTATCAGATTTTAACCGGCGTTGAATAGGGACATGAACAGGATAAGAGTGACCTGCTTTTTGTCTTTTTTCTCTAGCTATCTGTATTTTAACTTTTTGCTTGCCAGTTAAATATTTGGGGGTGTAAAGGGGATTAGGAAGGGATTTACCTTTTTCGTTTTTCAGGGAGTCAATAAATTGAGGTTTTTTAGCTAAACGACGTTTAACCCGTTTAACTGGTTTTCCTGTTATTTTCTCAAGCTCGTCGTAATACTTATTAAGCTGATATTCCATCAGTAGCTCTAGCCCAAAATTCCAAACAGCTTTAAGCTCGTCCATCCAGCGATCAATATAGGTTCGCTGAGTGGCATTAAGGTTAAGCTTTATGTCTGCGATGGTTTTCTTTACTAGCATTTGTCAATAAGCTAACGAGCCTGTATCCCATGATATATTATTATTAACAATTCTAGCACGTCCCACAAATATTATGATAGAAATTCTTCAAAATACTTTACTTAAAAGTTTGCCGATCGATTCTAACTCAGATAATTTGCCTAGCGATTTTCAGACAATTTCAATTAAGGCAGGAACTAAAATTGATTGTAACTGGGTTAAAGCAGCAGAAAACAATCACTGGATTTTAGAGTTAAAAACGCCTCAATTAGGACGTTTTAATTGGTATGTGTTCCGTGATCATGTTAAAGTTGAACAGGGCGAGCCTGAAATCGCTTCGAGAGTGCCGATTAATTGGAGAAATCCCAATATGAAAATTAGTCGTTATTTTTCTGTTGGGGAAGTTACTAAAAATGATGCTAATCGGATTCCGATCGCAGGTAGTGATATCGAAGCAAATATTTTAAGACTTGCTAGGGAGCTTGATAAAATCCGAAATGATTGGGGGTCTGGAATTATCGTGACTAGCTGGTATCGCCCACCAGCAGTTAATAAATCCGTTGGGGGAAGTCGTAACTCTCAGCATCTTTACGGGCGAGCAGTGGATATTAAGCCAGCAAGTAAAGATTTAATCCAGTTCCAATCTTTTCTTGATCGATATTGGTACGGGGCGCTAGGCTACGGCGCTAGAAAAGGCTTTGTTCATGTTGATACTCGCAACGGAAAGGGATGGAAGGATGAAGGTAGCAAAGGAGTTCGATGGAACTATTAAACAAATCCTAGTCTAGCCCGCAAACAAGGAGCTATCCGCTCTAGAGATTCTTTCAGGCTTAAGGAGTTTTCCTCGCTATCTTCCCCAGTTTTTACTCGCCGCCACTCAAGTAAGTCTTTGGGGCGGCTTTTTAGCCTGACTTGTGGCTCGCCGTATCGATCGCGCGGTAGAAATTCAGGTTCCATGTCTTCTAATAAATTCCCCCGATGCTTATTGTACCAATCTAAAAATCCTTCTGGAAAATTCCGAAAAACATCGCCCGGCGCGGAATTTTCCTCTTTTAAAGATAATTGATACAAAAATACCCCGTATCTTGATCGTATTGATTGAGAAGTGTTTTCTATATGTGATAAAGCGTTTTCAATTTGCGATCGAGAACTGTTAGCGATCGCTTCCTCGATTCGTTTATCTAAATAAATTCCCAATCTTTTGATCCGATTAAGAATGGCCTCCGGAATTTGATCATCATCACCACCGTCCTCGGTCTGGGGGGTATGTTTTGTTTGAATAGTTTGAGGAGATTCAGACTCTTTATCTGGCAAGGGTTTCGGGTCGTCTTTTTTTCTATCTTGATAATGGATTATCGGTTCTGATAATCCATTATCATTTTTGATAATGGATTCTCCACTTTGATAATTGCTATCAGAATTGAGAGTAATTACCAGAGTTCCGGTTTCAATATTAATTTGCCCTTTTTGCTTTAGCTTAGCCAAAGCTTTATAAACCGAAACGGTGGGAAGTTCCCAACGAGCGGCAAAATCTTCTACAATAAACTTAATTGGTTTGTCTCCAAACGGATTCTCTACTTTCAATCCCAAAAGGACATAAGCTGTGTTGTTGATCAGCCCGGCTTGTTTCATTTCCTTGAGGTCTTTTTCTTGGAGAGCGTAGAATTTACCTTGAATCTTTGAATGTGTCATAATTTTAAAAGCGATAGATGGGTTCATAGTTTTGTCCCTTAAAAAAAGCCACTAAAAAGTTTTTAGTGGCTTTTTACTTACTTGAGCAACCCTTCGGCTTCTCTGGAAATTGGCCGAACCTTAACCTCTGATTGCGGCTTAAAAGTGATTAACCGTTCGTATTGGTTTCGCCCTGATTCATCCTTGCCAGTGCAACGACTAAAGTAAATTGTTGCGCCGTAGGAATTTTCAGGGGAACGACGCACAAAACGATTACCTCCCCACAGAACAGTTGCGACCCCGTAGTTATCCACTTTCTCGATCGCCGCTCCGATTTCTTCCCAATTAAATGAGTGAAAATCTTCTAAAAAAGCTTGGTAATTGGGAGCGCTTCGGGTACTCATACCTGATTCTAAAGCGACGGCAATTCGCTCTAAATGCCGCTCGATTGAGTTAAATAAATCAATCAATTCTTGATTCATAGTTTTTTAATCTCCCCAGTGATTAAATCTTGAGAAAAAGTGTATCGTTCATCCAAATCATTGAGATTGAAAGCCTCTACCAATACCCTTTGCACACGGGGATAGTAACGGGTTGTAAACTCTATTTCTGGCCGATGCCAGAAGTAAGTGTTTCTGATTTCTCGTTCACAAGCGACTGTGCAGTGCATAATTAATCTCCTTGTGGGTAAATATGGGGAAAGTGAATACGGCTGTGCTTTTCAGATGCCTCTTTTAAGTTTTGATACCAGCTATCTAAGTCGATACCATTGGGAGTAATTCCCTCCCAATCTTTTCGGTAGTGTTTAAGTAAGTAATCCGCAACGTCCCAATCAATTGGAACCCAAAAATAATCTAAGTTTGAGTAGTCTTCTGACATTATTTTTTTCCTCGGTAAATTCGCTTGTTTAGGTCAAAGTACAGGTGATTAATTTTTAAACTGCGTGGGGATTCCACGGTTAAAGTGTAGCCGTCGGGTAGTCGCTTGATTCCCTTAACTATGAAAGTTCTGGAATTTTCATAGCGAGCAAGCCTGATTAAGTCACCGATTTTAATCTCGGAAATAGGCACGTCATAGTATGGGCGATGTTTCATAGTTCCCCCTGGGATTGCAATTCAGCAAGCTGTAAGAGTTGCTCTTGAAAATCTGTCAAAAAACCGCAAGCATTGGAACCGACGCTCACAACTAAACCTTTAATCGTGTCGCCATCCACTTGACTGGGCAACCGATCGCCTTTTAACCACAATTCTTCAAGTCGAACCTGTAAGCCTACGGCAAATTGTCTTTGTTCTGGTGGCAGAACGATTTCTTTTAGATCAAAGTGCCGTTCAATAATTTCGTTGCCAGTTATGTCTCGGCAAGTGCAAGTAAATTCCCCGATGTGAAAAACTACAAACCAGCCTTTTTTTCCTTTAATGCTGACGATCTGACCCACTCGATAGGGATTGGAAACGGCCTCTCGATTTAGGAATTCCTTGACTGTTTCCTTCACGAGTTTTTCGGTGGGAACCTTGCCGTTAGCTTTATCTACGGCAGTTTTCCAGACCGTTGCCCGAACTTCGGGGTCGAGAGCAACCAATGGACGAACCTGAGTTTCAGCAGTGGGTAGTGTGCCAGTTGGTGTGACACTTTCTGTACGATTCGTACAGGTTTCTCCGTAAGCTTCAAGTAAATTATCCACGACCTCAGCGGCCACAATTTGTTTGTGGGCATAATTCCACTTAAAACCAAATCGTTCAGCGACGTAATTCTCCCAAGTATGCCAACGATCGCGATAAAGACGAGCATCCCGAAGCTCGGCCAGTGCTTTACCAGCATCATAAAAACTCCGTTCTACCTTCCGTTCTAAATGATGCCGGCGCTGGATTTCGTCGTCAGTAAGGCTTTCAATTCCCGATCCAATGCTTTGCTGGCCCGCTTCGACCAATACTGCCCCGGGTATTTCGTCTGAATTGATTCTGCCATAACCATCAAGACTAATTTGCTGGAAATCAATATCAATTCCATCTGAAACATGAGCATTTCCACTGTTTAGCTCCCAGTAATCACCATTTTGAATAATTTCACCTTTTAAAGCCATTTGCTTTAAAATGGCTTTAGTTTGAATTGAATCGCAATATAGCTCTATCGCTATCTCGATAGCTTCAAGTTTCTGATCTGCTAAGAGACTTAAAATCTCTTGTGGCTTTGGAACCCGGACCATAACAGGACGGTAATGGTAGGGCATATCGGGAACGGGTTCGATCGCTCGTTTCCGAATTAAAATATTTAATTGCGATCGAAGCTCGGAAAGATTTAAGCCAGTGGCCACTGCTAGGGCAGTCTCCCCTATGCCATCTTCTGGAATACAATCAAGAATCGCTGTCATTTTGACCTCTTTTTTTCAATGAATGCCGCCGTCGTTTCATTTGCAAGGTTTCAAAGTTTTCAAAAGTTGCTTGGGTTTTTTGGAGCCATTCAGTTTGATATTTTTTGGTGTATTTTTCCTCCGATTCCGATATTTTTTGGGGGTCTTGTTTTTGTTCTGTACACCGAACAAAAACACAGTCATCAAAGTTTTGCTTAATAGTTAAGTGAGTTATTTTTAGGGTCAAACAGGTTTGTTTAGTGCAGCCAGCAATTGGCTTAATTGCAATTACTGACCACAACCGTTGACAGAAATAAATCAAATCACCCACAACTAACTCAGGGATTTGTTTATAAACCATCCTCTTTTAACCAATAAAAAACATCGATCGCTTGCTGATCAACTGTCACCAGTTGATCTTTTATGTAAGGAAGCATCAGCTTGCGAACGGTGTTCTGACCAACCTGAAAAACGGTCGCAAGTTCACTGGCAGAAATTTTGCGATGACAATGATCTGCTAAATAGTCCATGATTGCGGACTCTAATTTAGCTTGCCTTAACATCGTGCTGGCAAATCGATTAGGCATTTCCTACACCTCCTAAATCAAGTTCAAGTTGAATAGCGCATTTACAGCCACTTTTTTCTTTCTTGGAAAGCTTCGCAATCGCCCCTAAAACATCCTCTGGGGTAAGAGAAAATTCACCTTTACCATCCTCAAACAAATCGGCCAATCTGAAACTCCATTTTTCGCAAAAGGAGGACATTTTGTCTTCCGATAAAGTGACTTTGTTGTAGCCGTAAGTCAGTATTAAAGCCCATCGAACGTACAACTCTAAAGATAGTAACTTAACGGCTTTCAATTTCTTAAGTTCCTCGCCGTCAAGATTAATCGACCGGGGAACCATATTAAAAGTTTTTGGTGGATTTAATGCTTGCATTTTTGCCTCCTATTGGGGTAATACAAAAGACCAGGGAATTTCAATAACTTGACCGCAATCCAAGCGAATTACAGCCAAATTTTCACCAACTTTCCCAGTGATTTCGCCGGTGATTTTGATCCGATCGCCTGTTTTTAACTCAGGGTCAGATCGTTCCAATTCACTAACAGAAATATTGCTGATTTCGCCGCTATACCACAGCACAGAAACGTACTCACCTATAACTGATTGCACTTCCCCGATTAGCCCGGGTACTTTGCGGGCTTTAACTTTTTCGCCCTGCTTAAATTCGGTAATTGGCATCGATCCAGAGGATGCGATCGATTGCGGCTCCGGCAACTCTTGGATCAAGACTATTCCCCAGTCCTGCCCTACGGTTGCGGACAGTTCGTGTCCCGGACGCAATTCCCAGGGATCTGTCCACCCCAAGGGCAGTGCGAAGGCTTTCTCCAAGATTTCCGGGTTTAATACTTGTTTCTGGGATAACGCTCCGACTTCTTTCAGCCACGCTTCCAATTTGGTCTGCCCAGGCTGCTTCGTACCATTGGGGCTGGACAGCGCCCCGGGAGACTGCAAGAAATAATAATCTTTCCCGTTTGAAGGGCGCTCCAAAGTCTGCCGAGGAGACACATTGCCATTCAGCATCAAACCCGCTTTGGTCCAATCGAGTGAGGAGTTTTCCGAAATAAGTACCGGGCTGATCTCCGGGTCGGAAGGGACAGCTAAGGATTCCGGGAACATTTTCAAGAACGAAGTATCGGGGCTTGAGAACGTCGAGGATTTTAAGGATTCCGGGGATGCAGTCTCGCTCGTCGGTTGATCCTTTTCTGTCTCCCTGTAAGCTGAAGGGTTGGCAGGGAGGGGAGCAGGTGATGAGGTCGGGTCGCTTGTCCCACTTGCTCCACTTAAATGTGTGGATGTCTCCACACTGTTCGGCATCGGGAAATCGTTGTTCGAGAACTTCGATGATGTCTTTGTCGTGTTCCGCAAGGCCAATGAGTCGGATTTTTCCGCTTCGCAGTCCGGCAAGGGGAAAGCCGCACCCGTAGCCGCTACAGAGATCGAGTTGGGTAAGCATGAGTTAGGATCAGATTTGGTTTTATGTTTTTCTGCGATTTCTTTGGCTTCCACCAAAGTAATCGCTTTTTCTTGGGCAAGCTTGATCGCTTCAAGCCGAGCATCTTCTGGGGCAGCAGCCAATACATAAAGAGCAGTTTGGGAGAAATTTAAATCCGCAATATTTGCAAATTTAAAAGATTGATACACGCGCATGAAATTACCAGCAGTCCGTTCAGACCATTCGAATTCGGCTTTTAGCCAATTCATAAAATGACCATGGCCTAACCGTGCCTTGATATCGCTCAATTTCTGCCCAATATCAAAAACGTCTTGGGCTGTCCGACGCATCAGAACTTTGATCTCTTCGGTTTTTTGCTGGACTACTATACGAGTCTCACAATCAAGCTCTTGGTAATCAAAAAGGGTTAGCTGAATAGTCATGGCTTCACCCTCAAGATGGTGATGTTTTGCCCCTCATAGCTTTCATGCTCAACATCGGCGACGGAAAATGATCTCTTGTATTTAGCCAATTCATTGCCGTATTCACGCCAAACAAGTCGAAAAAATAGCTCTTTATTCCGCTTGCCTAAGCAATAAATTGACGTTAAATCGCCAAAAACATTATTTTCATCCACCTCTCGCGCTTCAGAAAGCGATCGAATTATAAGATTGATTTCGTAAGGAAAGCTGATCATAATTTCCCCCATTCACGAATGTTGATTAAATAGCGATAGGAATCGCCGCGCTGGACTTGTTTCCAGTGGATTCCCTCTTTATAGGGGGATTCCCTTGGAAAAGCTTTTGCATCCTTAATCTTGATTCTCAGCCATTCATTAGAGAGGCTCAGTGCGACTGCGGCTTGGGAAAGAGGAACAAACTCCCTTACCTCTTGGTTTTCAACCATTAAGTCTATGATTCGTTGATGTTCGGCGATCGCTCGCTCGATCGCTTCGATTCTATCTGTCAAACTTGGCATAAGCAGATGGTTTGATGTTGTTGTTTCCTTATGTTACTAACAACAGCACACTTTAGTCAAGTTTTTTCTGTATCTTTTGGAATAGCACTCAAACTTCGTGAAGTTTGTTATCATTGCCAGTCCATTGGCTCGAAAAATTTGATCTTGCCAATGGCAACTTTCCCAACTTTGATCTAGAGGGGGAACTCTCCAACACCTCTCTAGGTAATAAAATTTCCGTGGGATTCAAACAAAGGAATCTAGGCGTGGTTCCCTACAGCCTCCGGGATGCCTACGCGGTTCGGTGCGCCGTCTCGGGGATAGATTCCAGTATTGCCGCTAAGTGGATGGGTCACTCAATTGACATTCACGTGAAGCATTACCAGAAATATATCGATGAGATTGCCATGCACCGAATTTGGTCTAAACTGTGACTTGATAGCAGTCTCTACCGTCTTAGACAACACGCATTCTGAAAAAAATAACTTGGATATAACATTGGATATAACAAAAGTTTTTTGGGAAAGTCCTTTTTATGGTCTTTACTTGGGCGATTACATTAATTTTTTATTAAAAATGAAATTAAATTTGATATAATAAACCTGAGTTTACAGGTTCCAAGCTTTGCGTATCTCGGAGCGCAAAGCTTATTTTTGATAAAACTTAGTAATTCTCTCTAAATCTTTAATAGCTTCATCTAACCCTTGAGCAGGCAAATATTTAATCAAGAGCAACAATTTAACCAACTTTTCTTTTATCTTTTCTTTATTCATAAAAAATTCCCAAAATCGCTTCTGAGAATTACACGGGTCTAAGGAATATAACTATAATATCACAAAATAATGACCGCAGAAATTTTAATCAGTGCCGCTATTAGCCTAGCTTTAACTGGTGTTTCGGCACTTTTGCAACCTAGTCGCAACGAAAAAGTACAACAGGGAAAAATAGATAATTTTACCGAGCCTAGAGGTAGCTACGGTGATATTATTTCCGACGTTTGGGGATTGGGGAGAGTATCAGGGATTTTAATCTTTGGTACTTTTCCCCCAGAGGAAGTCGTTACCACCGAGACTCAAAGTCAGGGAAAAGGGCCGCGCAATTCCACAACCACGGAGACTTACACTTATTTTGGCAATTTCGCGTTTTTACTTTGCACTAAATCTACAGAAATTAAGGAAATTCGCTTTAATTCCAAGCTAGTTTACAAAGATGGAACTACTGATCCGATTATCAGTTCTAAGGGCGGCTCAATCCGAGTTTACAATGGCAGTGACAGTCAAACCGTGGACTCGCTTTTATCTGCTGAATTAGGCGATGCTGCCCTTGCCTACCGTGGCCGAACCTATATTGTCTGCGAAGGCATCCCCCTAGAAGAATTTGGCAACTCCTATCCTCAATGCTCCGCAATCGTCCGCAATGGTGGCCCAAAATTATCTGAGGTAATTTCCGATATTTGCCTACAATCTAGTGATTTAATAACCCAAGATATTCAGGTATCTGAATTAAATAACATCGATGTTCGCGGTTTTCAAACCAATTCTGAAGGGAGTATCGCCGAAAAACTGCAAGCCTTGCAGAAAATCTACTTTTTTGACTTAATCGACACCGGCTCAAACCTGCGATTCCAGACGCAATTTCGTTCTACTGCCAGTGCTTCTATTCCAGTGGCATTAATGGGAGCGCATGAAGAAAACAGCGAACGACCCCGACCGTGGCGAGAAAGCCGGCCTGACCTGACACAGTTACCCTCACGGGTAGAAGTAAAGTTTTTGGACATCGATCGCAACCTAGAACCTAATCTAATTCAATCCGTAATTTTTCCAGGGGCGGATCATACCCGCGTAGAAAGTATTGATTTTACTGGCGCTCTAAGCACTTCGGAAGCCAAAGCAATAGCCGATCGCATCCTTTGGAGAATCTGGACAAGCGCACGAACTCAGGAATTTTCCTTACCCCCCAGGTATGCAAACTTAGAAGCCGGGGACGTGATTGAGGTGGAATTGTACGGTAGCGAATCCCAACAATTGCAGATAGAATCTCTCTCCTACGGCGCTAATCATCTCCTACAGGCAAAAACCAAAGCTTACAATCCCCTAATCTACGGATGGTCCGAAACCAACCCCTCTCCCGACGACCCCGACATCCCCTCTCCTCCTCCCCTACCCCCTACTCCCCCCAGAGATACCCCGCTCCCGATTGTTTCCCCCACAACTCTAAGAGTGCTAGATATTCCCCTCGCCTATCCCACCGATACCCCTGGCATTTATGCCTTTGCCGATGGCGATAGCAATTGGAGAAACGCAACGCTTTATGTGTCCCGTGATTTGGGAATAACCTACGAATTTGCCGGCACTTTTATCACTCGCTCTATCTTTGGACTCGCTCAAACCATTTTCAACGGCACATCCGTAGATATCCGCCTCCCCTTCCACGCTTCCCTTGCCTCACTCTCCACGGCTTTATTTTTGGAAGGGAAAAACCGCGCCCTAATTGGCAGTGAGATTTTAGACTTTCAGAATGCCACTTTAATCGGCAATCAGGGAAGTGACAAAATCTACCAGCTAACCGCTCCCTTTACTCGTGGACTTAGTGGCACTCCCCAATCCCACGCCGCTAACGAAAACTTTTACCTGCTTTCAGGCTATAAACTTAATCTCCCCGCTCAACGGTCGGACATAGGCAAAACCTTCTACTTTAAAGCCGTATCTCCTGGCCAAACCTTGGCCGATGTGGCCCCGGTGACTTTAGTTTTTCAGGGGAAAGCTTTCCAAGTGGCGATTAACGATTTTTCTCCCCGACAAGGAGCGATCGGAGCTACCGTGACAATCACGGGACTAGGATTCACCGGAGCCACGGCGATCAGCTTTAATAATGTCCCCGCTCAAAGTTTTACAGTCGTCAGCGATACTACCCTCACCGCCGTAGTAGCCACGGGAACCACTACGGGAAAAATCAAAGTCACAGCCCCGTTAGGGATTGGGGTTAGTGCGGTAGATTTTACGATTGTTTTACAAGCAATTCAAAACAAAGAAGATCGTATTCTGGGGGAAATCGAACTTCCTATCGTAAAAGAATATACTCTTGAGTATTTTGTCTCACGTCCCTATACGATTAAAAATTTAGTTATTGGCACTAGCTCTGGTACAGCAACGGTTTCAATTCAGATTAATGGGGTAAATGTTTCGGGATTAACTAATCTAACTGTTAGCTCTACTCAATTAAATGCACCGGCGGAAAACAATCTAGCTGCTTTAAGCAGTATAATAACTTTAAGAGTAATATCCGTAAATAACGCTGTTAATCTTAAATTTAATTTAATTTACGATTATGTTTAACGATTATGCCTAAATGGTTGCACTGGCCAAATACAATGGTCGTAAATCTTGTTAGTAATTTGCCTCCAACAACTCCATTACCTACCTCGGGATTCGGCGTAAACAATACTCAATGGCTGAGTTCAAGCTTTCAAACTGGCAATGCCAGTTATGGTTATATTCTTAACTCGGTTACTCTTCGGATTGGTCAATCCACTCTGGGTTCTTTGTTTGTTAAACTCTATAGCAACGTCGCTGGAAATCCAAGCACTGAGATAACCAGTTTCAATGTTCCTTCCATTGGTGGCACTAACAATTACGATTTTACGCTTACTAATCCGCAACTATTAACCGCTAATACTACTTACTGGTTAGTTGCTGGGATTTTAAGCGGTAGTGGACAATATGTTTGGACTAGGACTAACTCTACTGCAGAAACAGGGTTGCCTGGTTGGTCGATTGGTAATCTGGCTCTTTTTAGTGCTAATGGAGGGAATATTTGGAATTTTTTTGATTCACCTGAGATTTTTCAATTTAGCGTTAAAGGACAAGATTATTCTCTATAAAATTACACTCTATGAACTTACCCTTAATTAACAATGACAACGTCGGTAACTCCTACTATGGCTGGGCAATTAATAATCTAGATTGGTCCCCAGAGTCTTTGGAATTTACAGCCTCTAAATGTGCTAACTGGATAAATGGTTTTTTTGGACAAACTTGCGCTTTCGCAAATCCTACTACATTTAATTTAATTTTACCAGTTAGTTTTGAATCACTAAGTTTGCCTGCAACTGCGTCAAAATTTAGATTTAACAGGTTAGGAATAAGTCGCACTATACAAAATCCTTTGACGACGACGATGGATGCCCAATATTGTGGAATAAACTGTCTTGACTTGCTTTCTAATATTTTTAACCGTCCTTCATCTTATTATTGGGCAGTTTTGAATTCGCACAGTTTAAGTATTTTCAACGATAATTATCTTAATAATCCGCAACGGCATATCTTTTTTAGTTGCGGATGGCTAAGAAACCCTTTGTTTCCTCAATTGGCTTTTGTTCAGAATGCTTATTTTTTATGGACGACTGGACCAAATTCCAGTAGTAGAGCGGCCGGCCGTCCATCATTGTCGCTTGTAAGTTCTTTGCAAAATTTTGTGATACCAGAAGCAACAACTCCAGATCCTATTGTCAATTATCCTGTCTCTTGTCAAACCGCTACCCCCGGAGCTAATGCAACAGAATTTTATTTAAGAGATAATGTAGCTCCTAATAAAGCCGTTGGATATATTCCGAATCTTTTAAAATGCTCTTTGGATATTCCCGTGGGACAAATCCATAGAAATGTAGAAATTGATCCTGATGGATCTAATATAGACACTTGGAAATGCGTGGCGAAAATAGGGAACGAATCTTTATTAATGAGAGTGTGGACTACAGGGTTAGCTTAATCAGGCGATCTATCAAATCCTGAATTAGCCAAGTCAAAAAGGCAATAAATCAAATCTCCATTCACCGTATCCACAGGGCGAAAACTACTAACAGCAGTTCCACTAAGCCGACAGTAAATTAACTCTCCATCAGGAATAAAAGGATCAAGATAGGCATTGCCTATCGATTTGCCTATTTGAAGAATTCTAAACATTCCTCCTTTGTACTCACGGACTGTTTCTAATGCTGGTTCATACAACGCCTCGCCAGTTAATTCCAGTTGGGTTGTTGGCATAGTATTTTTAATAAAATCTATCACGGTTGCTGGATTAAATCGCACCTTAAAAATTTCTGCAATGATTGGATTTAAATCATCTGCCATGTTTACACCATTATACCGAACCCAGAGTTCGGTATTTAAGGCTGTGTAACCAGTAATTCTATTAATAGGAGGAGCGGTATAATAAACAGTAACTAAGCTTTCATTTACAATCTGACTATTTTCGGGAATAAAAACTTCTCCCGTTTTAAAATTTACTCGATAATCTTGATTAAAAATCAACCCACTTGGATTTATAATCGTAAAATCGCCTACATCTGGACGTTCTAACGAAAAAGAATAGCCTTTATATGCTGCATGAATTTCACTGGTAACAGTTGCTTGTAAAAGCCTGACACTTGTTCCAAATATTGCTTGAGCCAAATTTTCAATATCTACATTTTCTAATTTAATTGTAACTTGCAGTGATTGACCAGTTTCAAAAGCAAAATCTTGTCTGTTTTTTCCAGTTATGGACTCTGAGTGTTGTAATTTTTGAACCGTAGGAGTGATAGTAAATCCCTCCTCTGGCACATTGCCAACAAATCTGGCCTTGTCTGTGGGCAGTTTAGTTATCGGATTAATTAAAATTAAAAATAATTTTCCTTGGCCTAAAGAATAAACTGTTTCTTGATTGGAAAAAATTAATTGCGATGCTATCATGTTAAAACCTCTTACTACAAACTAACCAAAGGCACACCCGAAAGATTAAAAATCACCCTTTCCGTTGCTTTCTCAAAAGCATCAAACCGAAAAGCGATTGCATCTTCTCCAAACCTGACCAAAACTTCCCCTTCATTTTGCCAATTAAAATACTTAAAGCATACAGCTTTTCCTCGACAAACTCGGAACAAGCTAATTAAATATTTTAATTCAGATTTTAACAGTCTTCTTTCTCCAATTTCCCAACTTCCCCGACTTGTTGTCCACTCGCTGATTCTTGTTTCATGTCCTGAAACTAATTTCTCTATTCGAGTAGCAAACTCGTTGCCTCCAATTGAATCGTAATCGTACCCTAGATCAATTCGATGGTTTAAAAATTGAGGAACTGAATCAAAAACTAAAGGAATAGCAGGCAAAAGTTTGATTTCGGTTAAAGTCAATCCTTCCCAATTAAAAAGTTTTCTTCCAGTATCTGGTTCACAAGCCTGAAACCGAAGATTAATCTTATCAGAATCAAACCTAACTGGCACATCAAATTCCCCTGATACCCGAATCGTACCCGTAGGAATTGCATTAAAAGTAATCACCCCAGTATTGTAATTTAAAGACCAGCCTTGCGTAACTGCCACATTATTAACAAAGACCGAAACCGTCCCATTAACAATCTTTAACAATGCTCGTTTAACACTACTCCCCACCACAGAATACTGCTTAAACAATTGCGCTTCTTTATTGGCATTAAGCGTGATTACAGTATTAAATTGATAATCTGCCCAATCCTTAAACCTAAAGCCCTCATAAGCCCCTTTTCTAGCGGCATGGAACGCTAAAAAATACTCCAACTGCTGATTTAAACAACCCTTTTGCCCAATATTAAATTTAAGCAAAGGATAAACCCAGTTTATGGATCGAGTTTCTGTCCCAGAAAAAGTCTCCACAATTGCCGTGCTAGTCGTAATCGTGGCAGTTGTGCCATAAATAATCCCTAAATCTAATCTCTCTTCAACAAACATAAATTTGTTATAATAAAAGAGTTTTATAGCGTTGCGGCTACGAAAACTAACTTTAATCTATTTGTCCTATTTACTTAAAAAAACTCTCTTAATTAATCAAGGGAGTTTTTTATTGAACTCCTGGAAACCGAAAAGCCGCTTTTCGTAAACTTTGCCAGTGATCATCTAAGCAGTGTTCCACACACTTTTGAGCCACTCGGTGAGTGTGAATTAAAGTCAAATCATCCCCTTTACAAGCCAAAATACCGCAATGCCGCCAGTCCTTGTCAGAAAACATTAAAATATCGCCTGATAAAGGATTTTTTATCGGTTGGCCGCACTGTTTAACAAATTCATCAAACATCTCCACCCCTTCCGACCGCCGTCCATACCCGCTAATCTCAAACTGAGTTAGATTTAATTCCCTAGCCACAATCAAAATAGTGCCAACACAGTCCACCCCCACCCCCTTAACCCGGCCTTGATGAAGATAGGGAGTGCCAATAATCGATCGAGCGCTTGCTACTATTTGCTCACGAATCATCTTTGATCCTCCATCGAAATATAAGCGTCTAATCCAGGGATTTTATTTTCACCCCCAAAATTTATCTGATTATTGAATGAGCGACAAGCATTAAGAGTTTTTTGGCAACTAGGTCGCGCACTAAAATTGTGACCCTGATCCGGTGTAACAGGCAGAGGTTCTGTCAAGAAAAAAGTGTTTCCTAATTGCTTAATAATCCCCACTGTCAACCCTTGATTCGGTCCACTTGTCCAGGTTATTGTTCCTCCAGTAAATCTATCATTATCACCTCCCCAACTGGTAAAAAAGCTTAATTCTGTTCGCCCATCAGTAACATTTAAATTACTCGCAAAATTATTCACGTTGACCGCGCACTTAGAATACCCTTGATTAACCCCAAATTTATAACGACAATTTGGAGAAGTCGCCCGGGGAATTTTGGCATCAAGAAAGCGACTTAAACCCATTACCTCAGCCGTAAACTGTCCATCAGAATAACTAACCTTGCCCATAACTCGCACTGGCAAAAGCAAAAACTTAGGACTATTACCATTTAAAGAAATGGGCAAATCAAGGTAATTCACTAAAAAAACTTGGATTTTTGCGTAATCGAAAAACCCAAGTCTTATGTCCGTCAAACTGATCCCATTATCGCTAATTAATCCCGTTAACTCGACATTGTTCGACTGAAAAGACAAATCAGAAGCGATCGCGGTCGGGGACAAACCATGCAGCGATCGATAGATCACTCCATCAATGACAAAATCCTGATCCAATTCCGTCAGTCCGAACACTTCCCCGTCCTGGCGCTCAATTCTGGCACAACGAGTTACCGTGCGCGTTTCAGCAGTTACCGCCGCTAAAAAAGCAGAATCAAGAGTTTTCATGTTCGCTCCCTTTTAAATAGCCAAAATACCCTGAAACCGCCGCAATCATCAACTCTCGCAAAACGTTAGTTGCTTCTGGCATGAAGACAGAATGCAGCAAGCATCCCAAAACAATAACTACGCACACAACAGAAGAATCTAGCTTCATTGGCTTAAGCCTGGCTTAAATTTAGATCAGCAAACTTGCTAAAACTTGATAAACTATATAAAAACGATCAATTGCCGAAAGCCTTATCAAATCAGCGTAATCACGGAGAGGGTGGGATTTGAACCCACGTTAGGTGTGACCCTAAAGCAGATTTCGAGTCTAAATTTTTTTTTGAAAAGCTTATCTATTAAGGGTTTTGGCTTTTAAAAAATCAATTGGCTTAATTTTGGCTCACACCCTTGATAAATATTCGGCAATTGTCCGGCCAATTTGTCGCTCGGAAGCGTTAAAGGCCGAGGGGTTGGGAGCCGTCACGTTGACTGTGACCGATCGATCGCCTCCGTAATTTGATATTTGTGTAGTTTGCCCAAAATTATTAGGCAAGCGGTCAGCAGTAGGCATTCCATAATTTAATCCAGCCAATAAACTTTCATTAATTCCGATTGTACCCCCATCAGCAAAATTACCAATTTTAGCTAAAGGATTTTTGCCTAATTGAGTCTTTAAGCGTTGATATCGTTGAGCCTCTCCAGTCCGAAGACTCAGAATTTCTTCCCCTGGGGTAAATACGGCTAATACTCCTCGCGGTCCTTCTTTTTTTAAAGCCTCCTGAATTCCTTTAAAAGGCAAATTTGCATTTTTTGCGGATTTGACCGTATCTCCTTCTGCAAAATTGGGAACCGTCCCCCCATCAGCAAACCCAGGAATCGGCAACTTCAACAATCGAAATAGTCCCCCGATCGCCATCCGTGCCGCAATTTGAGCTAAGGATTTTAGAATTGATTGGGCCATATCAAGGAAAGCATCGCCGATCGACTTGGTTCCAGTCAGGGTATCTTCTAGAAAAGTGGCAAAAGCACCAGAGGCAGTGTCTCTGATTGTTTCCCCTAAATCTTTAAATTGCTGATCAATTTGTTCCAGATTCAATCCCAGCAAAATTCCTGCGTTTCTGATTAATTCGTTTTTTGTTTGTTCATCGGCTGGATCGGTGTAGCGTTGTCGAATAGCCTCTATTTCCTGTTCGTAGCGCAATAATTCTGCCCGAAAAGCTAATTCCTCGCGCATGGCCGCCGCTTCAAAAGGTTGGCCGGATCTTTCCAATCTTGTCGCCCGCGCTTCTGTTATTCGACTTTCCATATCGAACAATTCTTGCTGCCGTTGCCAGCGTTGATTGTTGTAATTATTTTCGATTCCTATCTCTCTTAACCGCGCCTGTTCTTTGGCTAAGTTAATTCTTAATTCTTGGTCAGCAAGATCGGGGTATTGCTTTTTAATTTCGAGGATTTCCTGTTCTAATTGTTTCTGGGATTGCAATAATTCCAGTTCGTTGATTTTGCCTAAATTACTCAAATTTTGAGCGATCGCTAACCGTTGACTAATTAATTCAGTTTCCTGACTTAAGGTTTTTGATTGGAATTGATACTCAATTTCTCTTTCTCTTAATCGTGCCTGTTCTCTAGCTAAAGTTAATCGTTTGTCTCTATCCTCACCCTCAAAATCTTGAGCAATTTGTAATAAGTCTAATTCTAATTGTTGCCGAGATTGCAATAAGGCGATCGCTCGTTCCTGCTCAAGATTATTTTGCTCTTGAGCGATAGACAATTCCGTGCTAATTCGTTCTAAATCAGCTTGAATAGTTCTCAGTTTAGCCTGCGCTTTGACAAAGTTTTCAGCGTCCAGTTTGCCTTCTTTTAATTGACCTCTTAACTGCTGAATTTCGGTACGCATCCCCGAATAAGTAGCCTTATCCTGTTCAATCCGCCCGATTAATCCCATTAGAAAACTAGCACTTTCTTTACTTAGCTGATCATCAGATTGGGTTAAAATTACCAATACTTCTTTCATCTGATTAAGAAGGAGATCTAATCCCTGAATATTGTCAGTTAATCCCCTTTCCTGCTCAAACAATTGGTTATCTAATCCTCGGAATTCATTTTCTACCCCGCGCAATTCGGTTTCTAATTGCGCGCTTTGAGTTTGGGGACTATATCGCTGTCGAATGTCTTGCAGACTATTTTGAGCATTAGTTACCGCTTCAATATTTTCTCGGATTGAATCGCCCATCTGTCTTAAAATAGTATCTTTTGTTTGCTGCAGTTCAATTAAGAAAGCCTCGATGTCTTGACGCAAACTGGCATCGCCTAAATTAACTTGATTTTCCTTGATTTGAATTAATCGATTAGTTAATTCTTCAGCAGCGGCATTATTAACGTTGGGGATTGGGGGATTGGGGACGGCAGGTTGATTAGCAGTAACGACCCGACTCGCTTGCTGAAATTCCCGATAATACTGCATAACTATTCCGACATCTTGAACCGTGCCGCGAGCCATTTGATTATTTCTAACATTACCTGGACCCGCTTTGTAAGCTGATAAGGCTAACTCGATATTTCCCCCAAATCGCTCAAGCATTCTAGCAAGATATTTAGCTCCGCCGATTAAATTCTCAGCTACTTTGTCAGGATTTACCCCTAATTCCCTAGCTGTACTACGCTTTAATTGGGCTATTCCCACCGCGCCAGCAGAACTCGTTAAAATCTGTCCAGGGCTTTTTTCTTGCCTAAAACCCGATTCTTTTTTAATCAAAGCGGCAAAAAGCAAAGGGTCAAGGCCGTATTGTTTAGCCGCTCCTTCAATCAAAGAAGCAAAAGGAACATTGGGCATCCCTCGGCGCTGAGTATTCCCCGGAGTATTTACCCGCCCGCGTTGAATGGTTCCCAGATTAGCCACTGAATCAAGGTGAAGCAACTGTAATTTTTCACCATTAGGCAAAATAATTTCTACCACGTTGCCGCCTCCGCCTTTATCAAAAAAAGTTCGGGCTGAAACAGCTTGGCCAGTAAATTCGATAGGAGTTCCTGGGCTAAAACCAAAATCAAGGGCAGGATGAAAAGACGAAGCTCCACGGGTAGGCGGCCGCCGATGTCCGTAACCGCTAGTAATTTTGTCTAACTGCTCACTTAGCGGCTTGCCTCCGACAAAGACTAAAGACAATAATTCTCGTAAGCGAGATTCAGGTAAGCGATTTCCTTGCCGGTCTTTTCCTCGAATATCTAGATGAGCGCCCGTTCCTATTCCCGTAGCTCCCACCGTACCAATTGCAAATCGCCCCGACGCTGACGGCTGACTACCGACCCCCGACGGCTGACCACCTAACAAGCCTTGTCGGAATAACTCTAGAGCCTCGGTAGCACCACCCAGGTTGCGAGTGAAATTTTCCAACTCATACTGCAAGCCACGCCGCTCACCAGCAAAGTTAATTCGGGCTGACCGTTGCCCCAACACTTGCTCAAAAATGCCACTGGCTCGATCGAATATTCCTTGAATTTGCCCAATCAAACCGTTAACAAAAGTATCCGACCCCGGAACTAAGGCGCGCTGTAATTTATTCCGAATATCAGTAGATTTAAGCTTATTAAGAATGCGATCGGTTTCTACCAGTGCCTCTTCAATTTGTTGGTTCAAGTTAAAAAAATAGTCTTCAACCGATCGATTTAAATCAGTGATAGCACTGCGAGTGCTTGAGATACTTTGCTCTAAATTCTCTTCGGCCTGTCCCAATTCGTCTTGTAGCCTTAATTGTTCTTTTAAAGCATTCAAAACCGCCGTTTCTTGCTGCGATCGATTTTCGTTAATTAACCGATCAATGGTTGCCGTATTTTCAAGGTTAACCCCCATATCCTCTGCCTGTTGCCGGAGTTCCGTCAACACATCAGCAAAGTCAGGTTTAGTTAACAGTTCGTTCACGGCTCCCAACTGGTCACGCAGAAAAATAATCCGAGATTCAAGGGTATTCTGATCAATTTCCTCTAATCCCAATTCCCTAACCTGACTTCCTACTCCGGCAGCTCTCGCTCGACGAATAAACTGGACTCTGGCATTGGTCGCGTTGCGCTGTAGAGTCTCGTTAAAATAAGCCGCCTGCTCGTTAAGATTTCTCAAAGCCAAGGTCAGCGCGTTAACGCTTTTTTGCAAATTTGACATTAAATCGTCAAACGCAGTCGAGGTCTTATCAATATCTTTTAATCCCTGCTCTAATTGCGTTCTCAGTGCTTTTTCTGCATCTTCCGTGATTCCTTTTCTTGCCACTAGCCCATCTAATTCTTTTAGCTGTTTTTCAATTTCAGTTTTTTGATTTTGCAAAGCTGTTTCAAAACTAGCCGTGACACTTAGTTTTTTATCTCTTTCTTCTATAAGTTTTTGCTGTTCTTTAATTGCCGCCTCATAGCGTTTTTTATCCCCCGCAGGTATATTAAATTGTCGAGATCGAGATTGAGTTAATTCCTTATCAAGCTCACGAATTTCTTTAATAACTTTTTCGACATTAAATTGTTCTGTGAGAGTCTTATTTACATTAGATAGTATTCCTGCTGCATTTTCCTGAAAATTACTAAGCTCTTGCTGTCCTACTGTTGTTAGCGCAGGTTCAAAACCTAAAGTTTTATCAATGTTGTTTAAAAACTGTCTGGTTCCCTCTAAATTAAACCCAGTATCAAACCCGAAAATATTCCAATTGCGCTTAGTGACGATTTCTTCCTCAGTTTTAGGTAAATCTCTAGGTATATTTTTAGTTTCCTTGCCCAAATTTCGCAAAGCTTCTATTAATCGATTAGTTTCTTCAGTTGTTTCCTCAACACCTTTTTTCAACTCAGGGAACGCATTGTTAGAAAGAATATAAAAAGCCGCGCTGACAGCATCAACAGCGAGAGTAAGTAAAGCAAATTGCTTTAAGAATATTAACAGTTCTTTGTAAATAAATTTAAAAGCTGCCACCGCAACTTTAGCTAAACCTTGTAAAACAACTTGTACAGTTTTTAAAGATGACAAAAACTTAATTAAATTTATAGATATTTTCGCAAAATCAATAAACAACGCCGCCGAAAAAATGCCGAGGTAGCGAACGACAATCGGAATAATTTCGCTGATTTTTTCAATTGCCGCCGCAAAAAAGTTAAAGAAGGTTTTTGCGGGAGCTATCCACCCCTCAAAACTTCTTTGAAGATTAACGATCGCATTTTGGAATCGGGTCAAAGCTTGAACTGTTGTCTCGGTTCCTCCTACAATTGCGGTATTTTCTGCCTGATAAAGAGCCGCAACTTTAGGGAAAATATCCTCAGCCATCAATAATCCATCGCTCATCATCTCGCTTAATTGCGCTGGGTTAACTCCAAGCGATCGAGCTACAGTAGATTCAAAAGCTAACCCCGGAATTTCCCCTAGCTGCCCGCGCACCTCCTCTGCCGATAATTTCCGTTTAGACATCGCTTGGTTGATAGCCGCAAACATTCGCCCTTGTTCTTCATTGGATAAACCGCGCCGAGCGGCTGTCTCTTGAAAAACGCTAAATATTCGATTAGCTTGCTCTCCTTCTAGCACAGTGTATCTTGTTACTGCCAAGAAACCTGTATAGGCCTCCTCAGCCGTTTTTAATTCAATCCCTAATCTTTGCGCTTCCTCTCGCACAAAAGCTAATCCTTTAGCTCCGGCTTCGGCACTTCCCGTCACCGAAGTTAGAGCTAATCTTATTGATTCTAATTCCAAAACAGCACCAAAAGAAGCGTCACCTAACGCAGTAATTTGACCGACTAAAAGCTCAAAAATATTATTTAAGACAAACCCCGCCGCTATTCCTAAGATTAAATCTTTCAATTCCGCAAAAATTGGGAATTGCTGTTCAATTTGAGCAATAAAATTATTAAAGCCTTGTTGAGCGTTATCAATAAAAACAGAAAAATTATTATCGACTGCTGTTAACGCTTGGTCAATTGGAGTACTAATAACTGTTTGTATTGCTTGAACTCCAAGATTAAATCCTTCTACAACTCTTTGACCAATTTCCTCAAAAATCCTTGACGGTGACTGAATTTCTAAATCGTCTTTAGCTTTTTCAATAACTGAATCAACTAACTCCGCAATAACATCAATTGCGTCAGATTTATCGCCCTGCACCCTTTGAACAAAACCTTCTATTGTGTCTTTCCCAAGTTTGTCAAAAGCACTCTTTAACTGAGCAACTGGCTTGCTTAACAAAGAAATCGATTTGTCAATTTCGGAACGAATTTCTTCTAGTTGATAGATTGTAACCTTGAGTTTTTCAATTCCATCTTTTTCTCCGTAATCAACGGAAATAGTCTTTTGTTTTTTGCCTACGACTCTATATTTGCCAGATGTTATTGTTTCGTCTTCATCAACAAATCGGTCGGCATAGGGGCTGTCATCATAAGGAATATCAAAACCACGCTTAGGATTAACAACTTCATAAAGAGAGCCACCTGGTTGTAATTTTAAATATCCAAGAGACCCTGTCTTTTTAACTTCATCAACTTTACCAGTAAAGCTGGTTGCGCCAGAAAATTCGACAGAATCTCCTATTTTATGTTTTAGATCGCTGCCGTGCATTCTAATAATACTAGGCTTTTGAGTGCGTCCATAAAGAGCAAGCTTATCTATTATCTTTTGATGTTCTGGTTTTAAATTAAAACTATTGGCTAATCGATAAATTACGCCATCTAAACCTTTAGTGGTTAAAGTTTTGCTTGGAGTACCTGCTAAAAATTTATCTAATTTTGAAGGTTTGACAATTCCTTTTAATTCTTTGACAACTTCTGCTTTAATCTTTTCAATTTCGGCAAGGATAGCTTTACCCGCATCTTTCAGCGACTCCACCGCTCCAATCTCAAACCCCTCTCCTGAATTTTTTCCTAATTTCTCAAATTCTTTAGACGGCGAAGCAATCCCTAGTCGCTTTTTAGCTCCTTCAATTGCCGATTCTGCTAACTCTTTTCCGCTATTTCTTACCTTATTTAATCTTTCTTCAATCCCTTTAATAAACCCTTCGCTGGTTTCCGTGCCAACCAGTTGCATTAAACCAGTTTTAGCCCGTCCCTTAAGGTTAGGCTGTCCTTTTAAAACTTCGGTTTGAACCGAAGTTAAATATCTTTGATTCGCCTCAATTGATTTAGTGCCACTAAGATCAGACGGCACAGCTTCCAGTAAATCCTTGTAAACTTTGCGGGTTGACTCTACTAACGCTAAAATGTTCTCACCAATTTCTAAAGCGATTTGACTTTCCCCGTCCTCAATCGCCATTCTAAACTTTTTAACTTCTGTGGCTACTTTTTCCTTGTAGCTTCCAATTGCTTTTTTTCGCTCTGGAATCGTTAGATTTTTGTAATCAGGAATAATTCCTTTAACTGTTTCTTGTGCCTGTTTTTGGGCATCCTGAACCAATTGATCAAGGTAAACAATGTATTGATCAATTAAAGTTACTGGATTGTCAGTCAACCCTGCTGTTTTCTTGGCAAAGTCATAGGTTTTAGTGCGAATATTATCAAAAAAGCCTAAGAAACCATTACCAATGCCCACCACTGCCTTAGTGGTTTCATCAACGCTTTTATCAATACGATTAAATAAATTCTCAACAGCATTAATCGCATTTTTACGTTTTTTATCGAAACGCTTTTCTCGCTCTAATAATATTTGCTCATCAGTTAATTTCTTAGGAGCGATCGCATACGGATCGTATCTATCCAAGGTTTTGTTAATTGTTCCAGCAACTTTTCCAGTAATTGGGATTTTTACTCCACGGGCAAATAGATCGCTCCCCGCTCGCTCGGCCAAAAATGGTGCAACCTGTCCCCTAACCGTGCCGTCTAGCACACCTTGCTTAATCACCTGATCGGCAATAAAATTTCGCACCTCAGCCGGCAACCCTGGCGCAATCATCCCCGCTACTCCCCGGCCGCTTGCCTTAGCAGTATCCTGAATCGCTCCGATGCCCAATCCAGTAAATCGATCGCCCAAATACTCCCCTAACAGACCCTCCCCACCCAAAACTTGACCAGCGCCCGTTAACGCTTCCCGAACTGGCATTAACGCGGTCTTAGTTTGATTGTCCAAGAAAGAAGTTGCCACATTACCCAAAAAGCCTTGGGCTGCCACAGATTTCCCCACGGCGTGTAAAGGAGCAGATAAAATCTTGTTTGCTGCTGGCGGTAAATTGGGAATAGCCAAATCGATATTAGGATCGGCTATGGTTTTGATAGTGCGATTAATCCCGTCAGCGATTGCCGTTTCTAACCACGAGGGCATCAAAGCGCCAATCAATTGATTGGCTCCCGTGGCTTGCATCACGTCGTTAATGCCTCGGCCAACCACCGACCCCGTGACATACCCAACGGCGGTTTTACGAAGCGTATTAGGTAAAAACTTTCTATTGTTGCCAAATTGTTGCCAGAATTTAGCCGTAACTGGGGACATTCCTTGTTGCTGAAGCGATCGGAAATTAGAAACATCTTGAAACCCAGTTTCAGCAACCAGTCTCCCGGCTATCCCCCCCAGATACCCACCTAAAGGATCCCCAGTTATTCCACGCCCGATTGTTGCACCCGGAATAGTCCCCAAAAGCCCTGTTATGGTTCGCTTGATTTCTGTGCCTAGATTAGCCCGGAGCTTTTCCCAGAAAAGAATTAATTGAGTTTGGGTTCGTTTGACGAACCCTTGATTTAACTGTTCAACGTCAACCCAAAAGCCCGGCTCAATTTCTATCTCGGTTTGAGCTTTTTCAGCGTCTAAAACCCTGGCTAAAGATTCCCTTAACGTTTGCTGGTAAGTATCAAATTGTCTCGCCAGCGAGGTAATTCCTCCTCCTCTAGTCGCATCGGCTTCAATATCCAAATTGTTGCCGGCACTAGGAGGAAGTTCCACAGGTCCCACAGGAACAATGTCAGGATTGCGATCGGGAGACTGATTTTCGCCTCCGTCAGGTCTTGCCGGAGTATCCGTCCGAGTCGGAACTTGATCAAATTCATTTGGTTTTGTCTCTTGTTGTACTTTGTCAGGTGTTTCTACAATATCCTGCTTAGTCGAAACTTGATCAGACTGGTCATCAGGTTTTGTGTCTTTTTCTGCTTTTTTCTTGCTGCCATCCGCAGAATCTTTAAATTTTTCAAGAAGTTTTTTAAGTTCTTCTTTAATGCTTGCTACATCATCAGGAAGCTCTTCAACAAACTCGTCAATATATTTATTGATTTCTGTTATTTCTTTAATAAATTTAACAAAAACCGCTGCTTTATCTCCCTCAAAGGTACTAGCTCCTTTTAAATCTTCTTGTAATTTTACTAATTTTAAAATTCTAGGATCAACAACGCCTTTAAGAGCTTTGGCTCCTAAAGGTTTAGATAGTGATTTAATTGTTGCGGGGTTAGCCAAATATTCAGGGAATTGATGTTCTGTGGTATCACTAAACCCCCGAAAATTTAATGCAGTTGCTTGATCTTCTTCAATAAATTTATAATACTCGCCTGTTCTGTCAGTAGTCCCCATTACTCGCTTAAAATTGCGGTTTTTCTTGTATCCAATCCCAAGATTCGGCGTTCCTGCTCCAGTTCCCTGAATATCAGTAATTCCCATTTCTTTGAGAATAGCCAAAGCTTCTTCTACTGCAAACCCACCGCCAGAATATCCAACTACATCAATTGGAGCGTTAGGATTTTTTCTACGCGCATCAGCAATTTTAGCCGCTAATTTTACGGCATCAGGATTATATCCTTTTGTAAAATCTTTTAAACGGTTTTCTGCTTGAGCTTTTTGGGAAAAATAACTTACAATTTCTTCTGTAAAATAAGAAACACCACCGTCTTCTTTGTCAACCCTGTCAAAATTAAAATTTCGTTTTTTAAGTTTTTCTATATCTTCAGCAAATTGAGGATTCTTTTTTATAAAATCAGGAATAGATTCAACAACTTTGCTATAATCATAATCACTTTCAGGATTGTCGACAATTTCAATGTGAGCAGTCTTTCTCCCAAGTGTTTTTTCCAGTTCTCGTTTAACTTGGATTCCGCCTTTGCCTCCAGTTCCCCCAAAACCACCTACAGCAAAAACAATCGGTTTAGTTGAACCCTCAATATTAGTTTCAAATTCTGCATATTTTTTATTAATTTCCGCTAATTTGTTTTTGTGATTTTCTTCTGCTTCTCTTTGCGCTTGTTTACTTTGAACAGTATCCCTAGTTTGTTGACGAATAGTTTCTAATTCCTCATCATATCGTTGATATTCCTTGTCAATTTCTGTGCCTTTTTGAAACTTAATATCTTTAACCATTGCCACGCTGCGTCGTCGCAAAACTGAATCACGACGCATTTTAAAGGCATCTTTAGCAGCTTGTTTAGGATCTGTAATTGCAGTTCCCGCAACTCGTCCGACCCCTTTAAAACTAAAATCAAATTGTTTATTTAAAGACTTTTCGATCCCTTTAGCAAATTGCGCCCCAAATTGGAATAAAATCCCAGCCCCAAAAATCTGCAAAGGATTTCCTAACCCACCCCCAACTTTAATTTTTTTAATCTCAGACCCCAAAGCCTTAGCTAATTGCTGAGAATCTGTCTTACTCTGTTTTTCCCTGCTTAATCCCCCCTTAGTCTCGACAATCACCGATCGAGCAGACAAACTGACAAATCTAGTTTCTAGCCTGACATTTTTAAATTCTAGCCGATCAGGAAATCCAAAATTATTGCGGGTTTGAGAGCGGCTTCTTAGGCTTTCTACCATGCGCTCCAAAATTCTTAACTGAGAATTTTGAGTATCACGGATTACTCGAAAAACAGACAACTGTTTATCGGCTTCAATATTGACAGTTTCCCGTAGTTTCTCCACCGAATTAACAACCGCCTGAAACCCAGAATAATCCCGTGCCACCATTTCCTAATCTCCTAATTCTTTCAATCGCTTCTCGATCGCCTCTTTATTCCCCTGCGCAGCAATAGCAGATTCCAACAGGTTGATTTGTCGTTCCTGCCGTTCAATCTCTACTGCTGCTTCCACAAACAACTTAATCTGGTCATAGGTATATTCCTGGATTTCTGTCCAGGAATGTCCAAACCTGATTAATCTTCCGACCTTGATTCCCCAGTCGTCTCCAGTTGAGCCACGTTTAGCGGTTCTTTTTGAGGCTCTTGTTGGGGACTGATTTTCTTCCCTATCCGGGAGAAAAAATCCATATTCTGATCAATCACTTCAGACAACAAAGCGAAAACCTCATCATAAGTTAGCTCATCAATCTCTTCAGATTTTTTGCCAGAAACAAGGCTCAAAAGCTTAACAATATCGATTAAAACCGAGTAATTGTTTTCACTTTTTTTTAGCAAGAAATTAACAATACCCCCCGTCGTAAGGACAGCTTTGTCTTCCTCAGAATTGCCTATGTCTTCCTCAGAATTGCCTATGTCTTCGCCACCGAGAATAAATTGAACATATTTCTGAATAATTTCTAAAGCAGTGTTAAACTGCTTAAACTTAAACGGCTTAAGAACTAAGTCTCCTATCGAAGTATCAAAACTCCGATCAGGAATTAATACAGAGAGTTGATTTTTTTTGGTAGCCATAAATAATAAAAAAAAGGACGGTTTTGCCGTCCTCGCAATCGCTAGAGTTCAACAAAAAACCATTTTAATTATACCGTAAAAATTCGATACATTCCCCCTTCGTATCCTGTTACTGTTTCTAGCACCGATTCAAACAAAGCATCACCAGTCAGTTCCAAAACCATTCCTGGCATACTATTTTTAATAAAATCCAAAACACTAGCTGGACTAAAGCGAACCTTAAATACTTCCACAACAATTGGATTAAGTTTATCAGCCATGTTTAATCCGTTAAACCTTAGCCACAATTCAGTATTTGTGGCTGTAAAACCGCTAATTCGATTAATAGCGCCAGCAGTGTAAGCACAGCTAACTTCTGAAGCATCAGCAATAGAGCTAGTCTCGGGAATAAAAACTTCTCCAGTTTTGAGATTAACTTGATAATCAGTCCCTAAAACAGCACTTGGTGTGAAACTAGTAAAAGCAGTCACGTTTGGTCGATTTAAAAAAAAGGAAAATCCTTTATGGGCTGTATGGGTTTCGGCGCTAACAGTTCCTTGCGGAACTGTTAAACTTGTCCCAAAAATTGCTAAAGCTAAATTTTCAACGTTGACATTTTCCAACTGCAGTGCTATAGTAGCCATTTGCTGAGTTTCAATGACAAAATCTTTTCTGTTTTTGCCAGACATTGATTCGTTGTGTTCCACTTTTTGGGTTCCAGGTGTAAGAGTAAATCCACCTTCCGGAACATTTCCGACAAATCTACCTTTACCTACTGGACGTTTAGTTGTTGGATTAATTGAATCAAGAAATACTTTACCTTGTCCTAAAAAATAAGTTGATTCCTGTCCTGAGAATATTGATTGTGGTGCTGTCATAAAAAATACCTCTATTTTATTTAAATTATAGCTTAAATTTCGTCGTCGTTATCATCAACATATTCAATTTTAAAAATCGGCTTAGAATTTAAACTGCGATCACTGTTAATAAATTCAATAAATTTATTTAATTTTTTTTCGGTTTTTGCCAATCTATTGGAAACTATCCGAACATCGCTTTTAGCCGTTCCCGCCGTTTGATCAATTTGCTCTCGAAGCTCCTTCAAATGTAATTGGATAAACGCAAAATCTTTTGCAAGTAACTCAAGCTTGTTTTGATTATCTTTTTTTATATCCTCAACACTGTTTTGTAAACGAATAATAAAAACAACAGCAGCGATTAAAATTACCCAATTATTTTCTAAAAATTTACCAATCTTAAAAGTGTCCTCTGTTTGAGTCGTAACTAAGTGTTTTGGCTGACCAGTAGGTGGGTAATAAGCAGGAGTAGTTAAAAACAAGTTTGTGGCAAGCAAAAAAGAAATCATTCTAAAAAATCCCGATATGTAATTTTAAGTATAACTTTAATCTTTAGAGCTTTTTTGCCCTTTGTTTCAAAAATTTTCTCCGTATTTATTATATTAGCTTTTCCTGAATCAATTTGAAATCTATCTATAGTTTTTTCTAAATCTTTTAAAATTTTACTAGAAATTAACAAAAGATTTTCTTCAACATTTTGCTCAATAACACAAATTTCTACAGTTAGCGTTTTTTGGTAAGGATAATTATCCTGAGAAATATCTTCAATAGTATCCTTAAAATTTAATACCGACAAACCATATTCAAAATCAGTATCTTGCCAATAAACAACATTATTGCCAATATTTGTTAAAAACCCATTGACAACTTTTATCGTTCTTAATGCAGTTTGCAAATTTTCTAAAATTACTAATCGCTTGCTAATCATTCTTTTAAATCTAATTCAGTAAATTTACCATCATCAAGAGGCCGAATCCCGACTATTTTATAAGTGTTATCTTCAATTTCCAACTCTGATCCATGATTAAGATTAAGATTAATTACATCTTCACTTTTAGCCGTAGCAATTAAAGACCTTCCTTCCATGCCAATATCCATCCGCGAGTGAAATTGATCAAATAAAACCAAAAAAGAGTTACTGTTATTATCTATGGCAGTAACTCCAAAATCTTGCAAGAAAGCATCAAAATTTTCTATCATTATTGATACCAAACTAAAGACGAACTTTTTTCTTCCTCTTGATCTGTTTCCTCTTCATCCTCAAATTCTTTTTCAACGACAACAGAGTTATCAGATTCAAGAGAAACATCTTTAGAGACGGGTGCAACATAAGGCAATATATTTGGCTCATGAAAAGCTCCTAACACAGAAGGCAACTCAACCACGTCGCCCTGAAAATAACAGCGATTTTCGTGTTCGATCGTGCGGTCTGGTTTAACTTGATACACTGGCATTTTTAAGCTCCTTTTTATTTTCTGGAATTAGTTCAACCATGTGTTTAACTTGATCATATTGCTTAGGAGTTAACTCGATTTCATTTCCCCCTTCGTAATACTGCCGAGAGTTGCCTTGTTGCAACTCTACAAAAAACTTATCTCGAACTCGATATTTAGTAGTCATAGGTTTAAAGAGTAGTAATCATGTCGGTAATAACAGCAAAAGATTCAGGGTTACGGATGTTAATGTCAATTGATTGCATACAACGCACTTCAACACTTCCCGACGGGAAAACATTAGAAGAATAAGGATTTGCCAACACCTCAAAAACACCCCATTCTCCAATCAATAGTTGTGGCCAATTCCCCAAAATTAAAGCACTTAAATTTGTGCCAGTGCTTTTAATTAGATTAGCAGGAATTTGATTAGTGACATAAAAAGGATATCCGCAAAGAGTATTTCCAGGTTCTTTTAACAAAAAATTCCCTTCGAGTCCGCCTGACTGAATAGGAGTGGTCATCAACTTTGACATCACTTGCGGATTGGTTAACCAAGCCGTCCCCCCCAGATTAGCATTATCAATTTCAATTTCTCGAATTAAACCGACAATACTGCCCCACGTTGGCTGTCCGCCGGCTGCGCCTAAAGCGATCGAACCGACTCCAGTGGTATTTAAAATCCCTCTTGGCTGATTACTCAATCCAGTGCCAGAAATAGCCGCCGTATCAATAGCTAAAGCAATAATCCGCGCAAAATCATTTCTGATAAAGGACTCAATATCAATACTCGATTGCATCATCATTGTGCGAGTATATCGAGATAAAGCCCCAACCGTTTTCATTCGCAAAGGAATCTGTTTAAAAGTTCCCTCCGATTGAGTCAAATCATTTCCTTCCCCAATCCAGTAAGAGGTGGCCGCCGTTGCCTGACCAGGTATATCGACATTTCCGACCAAGCCAGAGATCATGGATGCGCCCAACTGCATCACCATGGCCCTATTTCGGAGGAGGTCGATAAATTCTTGCTCTAGTAAGTCAGTTTGCACGGTGAACCCACCAGTAGCGTTAGCACCGACGGCATAGGTTGCGCGTTGCTGCAGATTAGCCTTAACGCGCAGGTCTCGCACCGGCATAAAAAACCCGTTAGTCGGCCTACCTAATTTTTTAGCAATTTCGTTGCTGCATTCCATCTCAAAACCAGCATCTTTAGTCATGCCAAAAGCCACAGCATTAATTGCTCGAACTAACGAGTATTGACGCTGTTCTTTGTCCGATAAATCTAAAGAGGTATTGATCGCTTTTGCCACTGGTTTTTGATAATTCTCCATGTTGTCTAAAAAAGTTTTTCTGGCAATACTTAATTCCGTGCCATCCTCGATCAAACCCCTAGCCAATTCAGGCATTCTAAACTTTTCCCCCATTGCCGAGATTTCTCTCGTTCGCTGTAACTCTTCATTCCGGATATCTAAAGCAGTTTTTTCCATGATTACTCTTGGGTTTTCTTTTATTATACTCTCTGAAACGGATCTACCAACTCCCACAGTCGGATCCGCTGGAACACTAACTAAGGATATTTCATAAGGAGTCCATCTTAGGCCAAGAAAAATACAATCTTCTTTCCCTATTTCTTCTATTTCTTCGTATTCTTCCACAGAATACAAAAAAGAAGCATTAGTAACAATTCCATCGGTCACATCTTGCCTGTATTCAGCAATACTAGATTTTTTGCTCCATCTTGCTTCACAGTAAGCTTTTTTGTTTTCAACCCACACCCGCTGGATTTTACCCAGAACGATATTTCGATCATGGTTCCAAAGCAGATTCATTCCCGCTAATCGTTCTAGATTCATGCAGCCTTCATCATGAGACAAAATCTCTTTATAAAAGTACATATCTACGGGATATTCAGATGACCACGAAAAAGTAAAAACGTCTTCGTCGCCTTCTGCTTGGCTTTGAATCGGATTAATTGAAGTATCCCTAAAATATTTAATTCCCGTTTCTGGTCTTTTTTGCATAAACTCTCCTACTTTACTCTATTAATTTATTTTATTACAAATTATTATTCTAAATAAATATCATACATCTGTTATTAAAGGTGGGCGATTTTTAAAAGGGTGATCTGTAATCAACCTTGAAAGTAAAAGCCCCTGCCATCGATGTGCGAAATAACCTTCTATCTTCTGAATATCTAATATTGTCCAATTGGTAAAAATTGCTATTTCAGTAAAGCGAGAAGCGGATGCAAGAAGATTATTATCGCGCTGACCCAAGCATAGCACAGACGTAATATTGTCTTGGCGAACGGGCGTAGCTTGTACGGCTCTCCCATTTAAGTGCGCTCGCGTCACGTTGTTACCGCTCTCCCCGTAAGCTCCGCCGATAATGCAATTATCGTAAAAAGATTGGGGTGTACCAATCGGCGTATCGGCATACGGACCCCCGTCGTTGTTGATGGCTCTTATTGACCCATTAAAAGACAAATGAAGCTCTTGGCAGTTGAAATTAGTTCCATCATTTCTTGACCAAGCAAATGGAGGTTGAGAATTATTATTTGGATATCCAAAAACGGCAAAAATCGCTATATTTTGTGGTAAGACATTAGTTGTTAATAAAGAGTCATTTAATCCGTCAAAAGTAATAGAAGGTCGTCCTGCAAAAATGTCAGTAATAGGTCGTTTTCCTGCTGTTGGTTGAATCCAATGATTGTTTTGTCCGCTCAAATCATTCCATCGTGATACAGCATTATCGACGAGAGTAATAGTTCCACTAAGAGAGGCATCCCACCAACCCAATAATTTAATACCAAGATTAGTAGGTGTCCATAGAGGACTAGCATTAATTATTAGCATTAATTAAAAACCGCAGACACTTTGAGAATATTTTGATTCAACAATTGAGTCAACAGATTTTCGTCGTTGAATTGTTCTGTCACTGCCTGCAAAATATCCGATTCAGAAATCGGATTTAATTTATCTCCAATATTAATAGAAAGCGTGAGTCTTGGAGTTTCTCCAAAGACTGCTGCCGTCATTCCCAATTTAGCGACATTTAGCTTAACATAAGGATTAAAAACAATCATTTCTGATAGAATTTTTTTGTAAGCATAAAATCGGACAGATTTATCATCGATTAAATTAGGCTTGATTTCACTATCAAAAAAAGCTGAATTAGTTGACATTTCATTGAAAAACCCAGAAACATTTGTTAATGCAATTTGGTATCTTTCAATATATTCAGGACTATTTAAAAATAAGCTTTGAGCAGTTAAACTATTAGGCATTTAAGTTAGCGATGCTGTTTCGCGGAAAATTAACAAAAAAGGGATACTCAATGGTCCACCAGTAACGCTGGTAATATCGAATCGAATTTCTTGAGCAGTAGTAATAATTTG